CTTCGCTCTCTAGTTTTTCTAACTCGTGCTCACTAAATGTGAATGTTACAAACTTCGCATTTTGATTAGCGCGAATATCTTCTTGCAGTCTTACTTGCCACTCACGACTTTTTTGTCGTTTACATTCTATACATTTCCCACAACCAACGGGCACACTCAGCACCCGTTTGTCTTTCACCTCTGGTACTATACCACCATTCTTTTTATTCGGTACATACTTTCGGTTCCTTATCAACCTCGGATATAAACACATTCATCTTTACTTATTTTATTCCAAATTTACTTTTAAACCATGCTACTGCTTTAGGATATAACTCTTTTGCTTTTTTACTTACCTTTCCTAATGATTTTGATCTTGTCATTAATAATGGATTCTTTAATACTGCCAACGATGCTATCGCCGATGCCGCTCCTACATACGTACTCACATTATATTCTCCATTGAACAATCTTTCTAAATTCGCCGCCATACTTCTTCCACTAGTTTCAGTATAATCCATTTCTGCTATTTTCACTTGTACATCTCTTTCAGCTAATGTTTTCTTTACCTGTGCATCCACTAGTTTTTCTTGTTCCCCTTTCAAACTAATATCTGCCGCCTTTAACATACTTGCCATTTGATAATCATTCGTTCTTGCCAATATTTCTTTAAATACCGCCGCATTATTCGTTATCTGCGTTTCATCTAATTTTATACCTGTTTCTGCCTGATCTTTCTTATACCCACTTGTTGCTGCCGCATCTGCTCTTAATTTTGCCGCTTGTGCATCTAATAATTCACCTTGCTTCTTCACTAAACTTAAATTCGCCACATCCATCGGAGCCATGCTCGCCGCCTGTCCACTTGACGCACTACCACCTGTCTGACTTCCTGTTGTTCCTCCTGGTCCACCTTTCGCATACATCAAAGCTGGGTTCAATCCCGCTTTCTTCATCATTTCTATCTGTTTCGGATAATTGGTTCTCAACCATTGCTGATACTGTAAATCACTTCCTTGTCTATTCAACCCCATCTGATTTCTCATTTGCTGATTCATCAAATCTTGTTGATTTCTATGCTGTCTATCTTGACCCCACATATTGGCTCCCGCCTGTAACATTCCTAGTTCCCAACTCATCTCTTAAATTTTATTTATTATTATTTCGCGCTTTCCAAAAGCGTCGCATCCTTCTTGATATATAAGAACAGATGCGTACCACTCCTGTTGACTAACTTTATTTAGCCCCGCCTTCTGTTGACTTAGCTCCGCTAACATCTCCACTACTAATATCTACTACTTTTGTTTCTACTTTAACATCACTATTCGCTACCTTTTTCTCAGCTTTTGCTTTCGCCTTACTATCTCTTTTCGCTTGAATACTTCCCGCTACTTTATCCATTGCTTCTGCCGCTACTTCAAATCTGTCCGTTCTAATATTATACGCACTTACAACTCCATCTTTTCTCTCAGTAAATATACTCGGCGCTCCATCACTAATAGGCTCTTTATTACTTACTATTCTTTCAATTTTCAATTCTATCGGTTCTCCCTCAAGCTTTTCTACACTTGTTAATCTACTTTTTCCACTAAATACTCTTACTTTTCCCATTATATTTATTTTTTAACTTTATTATACATTGTTATTGGGGGACTTTTACATCCCCCTCTAACTCAAACTAAACTAATCACTCACTATAAGTTCGGTATTACCTTCGCAGACATCTTTCTTCTTGCAATAATTCTATTGCTTATCTGTACCCAAAAGTTTTGCGCATCTAATTCACTATACGCAAATATCTCATTGAACTTTGTCGGATCTACATACGTTGTTAAATCTCCAATTCCACCCGTTTCTTGTTCATACTTTCTGTTTAATGTCATAAACATACTATCTCCATCTACTGCAAAACTTCCTCTTGTCTGATTCACATTTGTCATATAATTAATCCATGCTGGTTGTTTTCCTGCACTACTATATGTTACATTTCCTGAACTATCTGCAGTACTATCAAACCATGCCATTTGATCTGTTACTAAATCTTCAAATCCAATTTCATCTAACGCCGGCTTATGGAAATCATTCATTGTCTTTAAATTAACATCCCATTTATTTCCTTGACTATAATCAATTCTTGGTGTCAAACTTGCTATCCCAATAATATAACTTGGCTCACTTACTTTAATCTTAATTTTTCCACCTTTATTCTTACCTGTCAATCTTCCACGTCCTGCTAATGTTCCTAACGGTTGATTTTCTCCTGCTACTTGAACATCACTCATTGATACTACTTCCTCAAACGCTAGTTCTTTTATTAAACTTCCATGATATATCGGATTCTCTACACTTTTACTTCTTTCATGTGTATACACTGCATCTAACCAATCATCATACGAACCACCACTAATCGCAATTCTATTTAACATATTATACACCTTATTCGCCAAGTTTAACGCATCAATTGTAAACTCATTTCCTACTGTACTTACTGCTGTTACTTCATTTACTCCATTTGTTCCATCTATCCATTCTGTACTTATCCAGTTATTAAATAAATCACTCTGATAAGTCTTAATTCCTAATCCTTCTTGACTACTTAATTTGTAAAATTTCGCTGTTCCACTACTTAAGTCACCTGTCCATCCTAAACCTAGACCATATGGTGATTCACTATTATTATCTATTGTAAATGCTGTTGTATCTCTTACCGCTTCTAAAATATCCATTCTCATGTCATCAATATTATCTAACGGAAATTCTGTTAATTGAGGTGGTCCACTTATATCACTTGTATTTTCAACATCTGTCTGTGCTGTTGCATCCCAATCAGCCACTCCTAATTCTCCTACATATCCACTACATTCTACTGTAAAATTCCCTGGTGCCGGAATTCCTGTTACTGGAATTTCTCCTTCTACAAAAAAGCTTGGAAAGTTTACATTTGTAAACAACTGAGGTATCGTAAAATTCGTTCCTCCTATATCTATTACAAAGTCATTCATATCTGGCGCTCCATATGCTGTCGCAGAACCACTATTCCAACTTAATACTACATCACATGTTACTGTCACTTGTCCTGTCGCTCCTTGTGGGTCTGTATCTATACTTTCATCACTTGCTAAAATATCTTTTGTTACTACTCCTGCTGACGATACTACTTTTACATTACAACTCATAGTCCTAAATTCATCATCTGTATTTGCTTGATGTATTACAAACCCTCTCTCTTCTTGCTTATTCGCATAATAATTTTTATAAATATCCCAATATCCTAAATAGGGTATCGCATTAAATTTTCTAGCTTGCCAGTATGCATCCCCATTTCTTCCTAGTCCTCTAATATTTAAATAACTATATATTGAACTACTATTTATTTGTTGATTGTCTCCTTTTGTTGCATCATAGTAACTCTTCATTGTTAATTGTGGTAATAATACTTCACTCATATCCATACCAATATTCAACATATTCATATGTAATTTTCCATTATATAATCTCACTGGACACTCAAATATGTCCAATTGTACTTTATAACTTCCAAATAACGGACCTACTGTTGGTAACGTTTTTACATCACAATCCAAATCTATATCAAAGCTATCTCCTGGCAACCCTACTTCACTCATAAAGGGTACTAGTGTACCACTTGCCATTGACGATCTCCATATATAACCTAGATCATGTGTACTTCTTTCATAATTCTTTAAGCTAATTTCTTGCTTATTTCCGGAGCCCAATCTGTCTCCGCCTAGTTCTGTTTTCATACTTTTTCTTCTTTTTTAATATTTAACTTCTCTTTTAACTCATTCAAGATCATCACAACTTGTATTATTCTATTCCATGTAATTTTCTCTAACTCACTTTTTACGCTCTCAGCATCTTTAGACTCTTCTGTTAGTCTATAATTGCCCATCACTCCAAAGCTTTTTCCTTCTTTCGTAATAACCTCGAAAGGACTATCTTTTATACTATCTCTTTTAATTAGTTCTTCATTGTTCGAATAATCCTCCTTGATGCTTCCTGCACTCGGTCGTAATTGTTTTACTTTTGTACTTTCCATTTGTTTTATATTTAGTTGTTGTTTTTAATTTTACATACTCGCCATTTTCAAGGCGTCTCTTTATTATTATTTCACCTGTTTCCCTGTCTACATATAGACTTTCTGTTTTCCATATCGGATTCAATAATTCTCTTTCTGTTTTTCTGCTATCTCTAAGATGTTTATAGCAATTTTCGTTGTATCCCATTGAGTAATTTTAGAGTTATTAACATTTTTCGTGTTTTACCTCTATACTCTGTACAATTTGTCTTATAATTTATACTATGTATACTCCAGGCTTTTGCTAACACGCTTTTAACAAACTTATAACATTTTTTTGTAAACTTTGTTCATTATTTTCACTTTTTTTTTCACACATTTCTAATCTCTTAATAAACAACCTTTTATACTAAAATACCGTTAGTTCACTATAAGGTTTTTAAGTCTTACTAACCTTTCATCTTCATCAGCTAGGCCATATTTTTTCTTCATTCTGTCTAACTTTATCAAATTTCTTCTCTCATTCTCATAGTTCTTCAGATCCCAATTTATCGCATCATCACCATACCCTAATCTCTTACTTTTCTGTCTCTTAACTTCTAGTAATTTATAATACTCCTCTTCACTCTCCGCAATGTCCACACGGACACCATCCACATACCTTACTTCTTTGTCTAGTTTCTCTAACCATAACAATTCTTTTTCACTATCACTATATATATGATTCCTATAATATATAGGCAACGCCAACTCTATTCCTTCTCTCGTTTTATACGTTTCAATCGTTTCCCCTTTACTATACTTATTCCTTTCGATATCTTTTCTTTGCATATAATTCCCACCAATGCCTTTACTTGTAAATATCTTACTATTATATTCTTTATGCGCTTTATCAACTTTATTTATGTATTTAACTATATAACTTATCGTCTTCCCATTGACATATTCCCCAATCCATATCTTTCCATATTTCCACTTCTCTTCGATCACAGCCTTCGGCTCGTCTGTCCACAACAAACCATGCATATGCACTCTCTCTGTATTCTGACTTCCTAACTCTGTAACTAACCAATGTCTTATTGTTTTTTTATATTTCTTTCTCCAACGCTCTGTAAATCTTCTAACTGCTATTCTACACACTTCATTATCTCTATCATAACCTTCCAACTTTACTTCGCTCTCTAGTTTTTCTAACTCGTGCTCACTAAATGTGAATGTTACAAACTTCGCATTTTGATTAGCGCGAATATCTTCTTGCAGTCTTACTTGCCACTCTCTTGATTTTTGCTTTTTACACTCTATACATTTCCCACAACCAACGGGCACACTCAGTACCCGCTTGTCTTTCACCTCTGGTACTATACCACCATTCTTCTTATTCGGTACATACTTTCGGTTTCTTATCAACCTCGGATATAAACACATCCATCAATTCTCATTTCTATTTTTCCATCTATCATACGCTTTCTCGAATAACACTCCATGTGCTTTTGCACTATCTTCAATCACTTTCTTAATTGC